ACTCGGTGAGGACTCCGTTGACAAAGAGTTGTCTCGTTTCCTCGAAGTTTGTTTTGCCAGCTGTTTTATGTAAGCTGAGGATAGTTCTGCTAAAGTTCTGTCTACCCAATTGTTGAATTTCTTCTTTAAGTTCTGGACAAGACCCATAGTACTTCTTCCAATCAGATTCAGATTTTACTTTTCGTTTTTTACCTTTGGGAGTTCTAAACTTCCAAAAGTATTTCCTTCCGATGTACTCTCTACCATTTTGTAGATTGACAATCCTGTAGACAAAACCGAAGAAATCATCAATATCGTCAGAAGTGAAATGTTTACCCTCATATAACCAGGGGTTTTCATAAACTCCAACTTCAACCATTTCATAAATTTCATATTCATTTTATTTAGATTCCCCAAATATTTTTACAATAATCTTTAATAGATCTGTCTGATGAGAAGAAACCAGAACGTGCAGTATTAATAAGTGACATTTTATTCCATCTTTCACGATCTGTCCATGCATTACTTACTCTATCTTGTGCATCACAATAATCAGAGAAGTCAGCCATCACACAGAAAGGATCATGGTTTAATAGATTATCTATCAATGGTCTAAATTTTTCCTTATCACCCTGACTAAAGTGGCCACCCTTAATAAGATTAACTGTCTCCCATAGTTCAGAACTCATATGATTCTTGGGATCATATCCATTCTGCCATAGGTCTGCTATACCTTTTTCATCATGTCCAAATAAGAAGAAGTTCTCTTCTCCTACAAGATCTCTTATCTCTACATTCGCACCATCAAGAGTACCAATCGTCAATGCACCATTCATCTGGAACTTCATGTTACCTGTACCTGATGCTTCTTTACCAGCAGTAGAGATCTGTTCTGATAAATCAGCAGCTGGATATACCAGTTCTCCTAACTTCACACTATAGTTTGGTAAGAATACTACACGTAACTTACCATCCATATCAGGATCATTATTAACCACCTCTGCTATATGACAGATGAATTGGATGATTAACTTTGCCATATAGTATCCAGGTGCTGCCTTACCACCAAAGATTACTGTTCTAGGAACACACTCTCCACCATTTTTAATGCCAAGATATTGAGATACTACCCAAAGAGCCATCAAATGCTGTCTCTTATACTCATGAATCCTTTTAACCTGTACATCAAATATACTAGTTGTATCTACAGATATACCAAGATTATTAAAAATATAAGTAGCAAGATGATGTTTCCCTACTACCTTTGCTTCATTAAATTTTTCTAATAATCCCCTATCATTAATACTATTTTCCAACTTCTTTAAAGATTCCATATTACTAATCCAATCCTCACCCACATACTCATCAAGTACTTGGGTAAGAGATGGATTGCATGATGCTACCCATCTTCTAGGAGTAACCCCATTAGTAACATTAGTAAACTTATGAGGCCATAGATCATAAAACTCTGGCATCAACTGACTCTTAACTAATTCAGAGTGCAATGCTGCAACACCATTCACGTGATGAGATCCTACCGTAGCAAGATGTGCCATACGTACTGCCTTATTACCACGCTCATCTATAATAGACATATTCTCTAACATAGATTCATCACCAGGATAATGAAGTCTTACTATCTGTAAGAACCTACGATTGATCTCATAGATAATCTCCATGTGTCTGGGCAAAAGAGTCTTAAACAATTTAAGATCCCACTTCTCCAATGCTTCTGGTAGTAGAGTATGATTTGTATAGGCAACAGATTTAGTTACAATCTCCCATGCAGCATCCCACTCCATATGTCTTTCATCAACAAGAAGTCTCATCAATTCTGCTACAGCAATAGCAGGGTGAGTATCATTTAATTGTACTTGCCAATACTCAGGAAAATGTTCTACAGAAATCTCTCTTCTATCAAGACTATTGAGCATGTCCTGTAGAGAAGCACTTACAAAGAAGTGTTGTTGCTTCAACCTTAACTGTTTACCTTGATCTGTACCATCATTAGGATACAATACCTTAGAGATAGTCTCAGAAGACACACTTTGCTCTACGGAACCAAGATAATCTCCGATGTTAAATGCATAGAAGTCAAATGTCTCAGTCGCATCGGCTCTCCATAATCTTAACCTATTACAACTATTAACCTTATATCCTAACTGTAGAACATCATAGGGAACTGCTATAACCTGCTCATCAGGAACCCATCTTACTCTATAATTACCACGATCTGATACATAATTTTCTACTCTACCACCAAATCCCACCAATACCGACTCATCTGGTTGACATAATTCCCATGGCCATTCTCCATGCAACCAGTTATCAGTAATTTCTATCTGCTGATTGTCTCTTATTTGCTGCTTGAAGATACCATACTTATATCTTATACCATAACCAGTAGCAGGTACTTTCAAACTTGCTAGAGACTCCATATAACAGGCAGCCAGACGACCCAAACCACCATTACCTAGACCAGGTTCTTCTGCTACATCAAGAATCTCTTCTAATGTTCTATCATATTCATGCAATGCATCTCTTGCTTCATCTCTGATACCCAAACTAATAAGATTATTATTGAGTTGAGGGCCAATCAGAAATTCTGCTGATAGATATGCAACTTCTTTCTTAGAAGGTGATTCACTATCTAACCAATAGGTCATCATCTGATCTCTCACAGCATAACATAATGCCATATAGAAATCATGCTTAGTAGCAATCTCAGGTCTCTTACCTAATGTATAATAAAGACGTTCTTTAATACCATTATAAAGGTTATTTTTCATTATCCTCCAATAAGTTTGTCATAATCATCAGCACTATCCATAATTGCTTTTTTCATTTCCTCCAAATCCCACTCTATCTTAGAGTTTGAATCCTGAGAAGGTATCTTTTTTGACATCTTGTTTGATTCCTCCAACGACATAAGACTCTACCTCCGTCTCTTGTGGTGCTACTTGAAGTCCCTTAGAACTAATCCAATGCTCTGTCCAAGGTAATGGATTATTCTTTGCAGGTACATCATATAAAGGTTTCAAACCAATAGATCTCAATCTACGATTAGCAATCCATTCAACATACTGCTGTAATAATTTATCATTCAATCCTATCATACTTCCGTCTTTAAACAAATAGTCTGCCCACTTCTTTTCTTCATCCACACACTTATCAAACATCTTATATGTCCACTCATCCTCTTCCTTCATAATATCCATCATCTCTGGGTCATCACCTTTTCTCCAGTTGTTTAATATATTTTGAGTTAATGCGAGGTGTTGATTCTCATCTCTTGCAATGAGGGATATAATCTTAGCTGACCCTTCCATAAGCTTAAGTTCACCAAATGCAAAACTGCAAGCAAAACTAACATAAAAGCGTATACCTTCCAAGATGTTAACATTTGCTACTGCCCTATAGAGTTTACGTTTCACCTCCTTCATTTCCAAAACAGGTAGAGATGTGTTTAATGAGGAATCCATATCCTTCCAAAGACGACTCTGACCCCACTGCTGTGCTTCATTGATGAAATCATCATAAGACTCTGTAACACTTGCAGCACGACTTAATATTCTATCATCACTAAGAATCTTATCAAATACCTCAGAAGGATCTGCATATACATTCTTAATAATATAAGTATAGGATCTACTATGAATCATCTCCATAAAAGACCATACTTCCATACATGATTCTAACTCAGGTAAAGAACAGTAAGGTAAGAAAGCCATACCAGGAGCACG